ACGCATCAAGACATTTGTCAAAGCCTTTTGTGGGTGCTCCTTCTTAGGAGGCTCTACTATTTTTTTAGTTGCCATATTTAGTCCTCCTTTCTTAGCGGGATTGTAATAAGCCAAATTACTGTTGTTATTAATACTGCAATACCAACAATGTCTCTGGCTGATCCTGTTAATGTTAACCAAGCAATAAAGAAGCCAAGGAGGGTAAATGCTTGAGCAATTATTTCCAAACCTGCATCTTTAAGCCATGTGAAGAATCCCTTCACAACCTTTTTTATTATTTTCATTCTTACCTCCTCATCCCAATCATCATGTTGGCAATCTGTGAAACAATGATTACTGGAATAATGACTTCTTGGGCTTTCTCTCTCTGATCATCTGTCATATCGCTACCTAATTCAGAGAAATTAGATAGTAATTCTGCTACATCTACATCAAGCACTGCCCCAATTGGATCTGCTAAAAATGCTTCTGTTTGTACTTCTGTTACTGCATCTGCTAATGTAAATGGCATTGGTGTATCCCCTGCTGATTCTGCTCTGTCAGTAAACTCAACAAATGCTTCAGCAAGTGCTGGGTTAGACTTCATCTGCTCAGCAATCTCTGCAACTTCTGACGGCTTAATACCAAGGTCTTCTGCAACTTCTACTTTTGCTTCTTGCGTCAATGCTTTAAGGGTTTGACTTACTGCTGTGACTTGTTCAGCAGAAAGTGTAACTAATTTGTTGTCCTTGCTTGTAAGGTTAGCAATAACTCCAGACAAATCTTCTACTGTTCCTGTACCCTTTTCAGGAATAAGTTCTGCTAAAACCTCATCTTTAACTTCTACATCTGGCTCAGTCCATGGGTTTTCTTCAGGCTCAGGATCTGGTCCTGGTTCTGGTGAGGGTTCAGGCGTAGGCTCTTCTGTGGGTTCCTCAGTAGGCTCTGTAGTTGGTTCTGTAGTTGGTTCTGGGTCTGGTGTAGGTTCTACTGTAGGTTCAGGAGTTGGTTCCTCTGTAGGTTCCTCTGTAGGCTTTGGGGATGGCTTTGGCGTAGGAGTAGGCTTTGTTTCCTCTGTAGGCTTTGGAGTTGGAGTTGGAGTTGGCTCTTCTGTTGGTTCAGGGCTTGGTTCCTCTGTAGGCTCTTCTGTAGGCTCTTCTGTAGGCTCTTCTGTAGGTTCTTCTGTAGGTTCTTCTGTAGGCTTAGGACTTGGTTCAGGGCTTGTTTCTGGAGTTGGTTCTGGAGTAGGCTGATTGGCTGCAGCGTTGGCTGCTGCTTGAGCAATGGCAGACTGAATTTCTCTTTGTAGTTGCTCATCATAGTAACGCCATGCATCATCAATAGCATTATTTAAATCAGTTATTGATTGATTATATATTTGTATTTTGCTATTCTTTAACTCTAAAGCATCTTCTGTATCTGCAACGGCATCAAGATGTTCCTGTGTCTTAGTTTGCAAAACCTGATTCATTGATGACAGTGTTGCATTCTCAGAGTTGTATACGCTTAGTTTGTCATTGTATACTGCCAATTTATTGTTATAGTTTGTTTGTGCTATATCCTTTGCTGCAACAGCATCATTGTAAGCATTTATCTGTGCTTGGGTTGGTCCTGATCCAGAGGAAAATGTATTAAGATTACAACTAAAGTTTTGTCCCCATACTCTTGGATTTCCAGCATAGTCACAACCTGCTCCAGTCCATCCACCAGGAATTGCCCATCCAAGATGATAAGATCCTGGTCCTCCACCGTTATACCACCAAATCTCTACACTCAATGTTTTGTCTTCGCTAACATCATATACTGGTGAATAATCGCTCCAATTAGTTCCTTGCTCTACCCAGTTATCAACAGCAAGTTGCCCGTCTACATACATTCTAAATCCATCATCTGTATATCCTGCAAAATATGTTGATGTGAACCAAGACGGTACTGTTATTTGACCAGTGAACTTAACTATAAAGTTTTCGTATCTGTTACCACAAACTGGTAGTTGCATGTGGCTTGAGTTCCAGGTGCCAGAACAAAGCACAGATCCTGGGGTAGCAACATTACCCTGTCTAACAAGAGTATAAACAGTGTATGCCAAACCTGTTCCTCCAGCAGCCTGCATATTTGATTGAGTGGTTTGAACATTAATATTGGCTATGCTTAGTGCATCTTGAGCATCATTCTTTTCTTCAAGAGCGTTGTCTTTATGTTCAAGGGCCAAGGCTACTGTGGCTGTCTGACCATCCACATTTGACTGGGCAAGGTTCTTTGCTTCTAAGGCTGTGGCTTCTGCCTCTACTGCATCTTCATGAGCATCATGGGCATCATCTTTAAGTTCCTTCGCATTTGTGGCTGAGGCAAACTTATTTTCTGCTATCTCTATAAGATCTATAAAGTCATCTTGGTAACCAAGGTCATCTACGCTATCGTTAAGTTCCTGTATTTCTTGGGCTGCAACAGTTAGAGGGTCGTCAGAGTGTGCACCTTCTGGGGAGATAATAAGCCAGCCAAACGCTAAAAGTGTGGCTGATAGTATGCGTATTAGTTTTTTAATTTACCTTTCCCCCTTGCAGACGAGATGTCTGATAAGGTTATTATATCATTTTATTGCACAAAAAAGGGGCTACCATTATTGGCAACCCCTTTAGTGTTGGATTAATTACTTAACCAGAGCGACCTTTGCTCGTGGATTCTTCTTGTTCCACTGAGTAGCCAACTTGTTAAATGCAGCCTTCATAGACTTAATCGCTGCAGCATTATCTGCAGTCAACTTAGCAATCTGTGCATCCTTAGCAAGAAGAGCAGCATCTGATGCAGTCTTTGCATCTGCAAGTGCCTTTGCACCCGCTACCTTCTCTGTTGCTACAGCATCTGCAACTGCCTTATCTGCAGCAGCCTTTGCATCTGCAATTGCCTTATCTGATGTAGCCTTTAGATCAGCAAGTGCCTTGGCATGTGAAGCCTTTAGTTCTGCAAGTTCTGCAGTAAGTGTTGCAAGTGAAGCATTCGCTGCTTCCAAGTCCAACTTGAACTGTGCAATAATCTTATCTGCAGCAACGCCTGCATCTGCAAGTGCCTTTAGAGCGCTTGCTTCTGCCTTCTTTGCATCAGTTGCTTCTGCTGTTGCCTTTACTAGGTCAGCATTGGCCTTTGCTAGGCTTTCTGCAAGTGCAGACTTTGCCTTAACCTCTGCCTCTAGTTGAGCCTTTGTTGAAGCGTGTGCAGCCTTTTCAGCAGCAAGTGCAGCCTTTTCAGCAGCAAGTTCTGATACTAGATCACGAACTGAAATCTCTGCGAATGGAGCAAGTGTTGGAGCAGTCAAACCAACTACTGCTGCTGCAACTGCATCTGTTGATGTTGTTGGAGCAAATGTAATTAGTGAGCGTGTTCCTGTTGTTGGAAGAGTAGCCTTAAAGGTTGCTGTTCCAAAATCTGTTAGTGTAGCACCAGTTGTTACTGTTGCTGTATCCATAACTGCTGTTGAAGCAAATACAGTTGCTGTAATTGACTTACCAGATACCTTGTTGCCAAATGCATCTGTTGCAGTTACAACGATGTCTTGCTTTGTACCAGCAGCACCTGTTGTAGGTGCAGAAACTGATAGATTATTAATTAGACCAGCAGTACCCTGTACATAGTATGTTACCGTTACTGGACCATTTGTAACTACAACTGTTCCAATTGCTGTTGTCTTTGTGTAGACATAGAATGTTGCTGTTGTTCCTGTACCAGTTGCAACTGTCAAAGATGATGATCCTGATGTTGCTCCTACTGGTGCAGCAGTTGAGTGTAGTGCAGATACGATTGTTGCATTTGTTGAAGTTGCAGTAACTGATGTTCCTGCTACTACTGTTGCTACGATCTGAACAACGTCTGTATTGTCAACAGTGTTGTCTGCAGGTACTGGACGTACGATTGCAGTCGTTAGCGCTGTTCCAGCAGTTGCTGGCGTGTCATATCCTGCGCCACCTGTTTTTGCGGCATTCCATGTGGATGCTACAACTGACATGGTGTTAGCACTTGCAGGTGTTGCTACCATTGTGCCCAAAGTCATGGCTGCAACCACGGCTAGTGCGATTTTCTTGAATGAATTCATTCGGTATTTCTCCTTATTTATAGTGTTTTTAGTCTGTCCAAATAGTCTTTTATCTCTTCTATTTGGCTAGGTTTATATTGTATCACATTGCGACTTTCCAGGTCAAATTGCTCCTCTGGAGTCTTTGGTCTGTCCTTAAAGGTGTGAACCTCTACTTCAGTGTCTATATTTTTTGGAGTATGTGATATTGCCCCAAATATTGCTCCACACACAGCATCAGCCAAGTCCTTTGACTTTTTGCGGGGGTGGTCAACTCTATCATTTTTCATAATCTTTAACTGTGTTAGTTCATCAAACAATAAATCAATTGCAGGCATAGCAAGTCTTTCCTCATATACGAGCATAGCCATATCTTCATAATGCTTCTTGGCAACAGAAACAGTATCAGTTTTCATTCCTACCTGCTTCAACTCATTCTGAATATCAAAAGATTGCCAACGGTCAAAGGAAACCATGCCGATATCAAACCCAAGTCTTCTAAGGTTTTGGATCCACTGCTTAACCTCTGATAGATTAACTGGACCTTCTACTTTTGGTTCCCACCATGCTACTGCATCTACTACTACAATAGGTGCTACTTGTTCGTAGTTGTTAATTACCTGAATATTTACCCATTTTTCTAC